CCTCCACGAGCCCCTGTAGCCCTCGAGGATCTGCCGGGTGCCCTGTCGGTTGACCAGGCAGCGATCCGTGAAGGGAAGGACCAGCCTGCCGGTCTCTGCGGCGATCTCCACCCCGCGCCTGATCGGATCGACGTCGAGGATCGTGTCGGCGTCGAGGATCACGGCCACATCCCAGTCGCCCTCAGCCGCAGTGTTCAAGGCAGCCGAGCGGTTGAAGGGCCCGTCCGTCTCGTCGTGCCCCTCAACGATCTCCAGCTCTGGGAACTGCTCAGCCCAGTGGCCTTGGCAGTAGCGCCAGAGCCGATCACGTTCGCCGCCATCGGAGAGACGAGGGACCAGGCCGACGATCCTCATGCGGCCTTCTCCCACTCCGCTTTCCGAGCATGGAAGAGAGCGTCATCGGCCTCTCGGTTTCGCATCTGCCCCTTGCGGTCAGTGTCATCGACCGGTCGGGTACTCCACTCAGGATGCAAGTGCTCGATGACCGACTCGCGCTCGAAGATCGCCACGTCCCGATGTAGGGCCAGGTGCCATAGCTCCGTCTCGACTCGCGAGTGGTGGTAGCCCTCGAAGAAGACCTTCCCCGGCTCTCCCCACACAGCCCCCGGATCCTCGATGTAGGAGCGCCTGAGGATCGGCATCGTCACGTGCCCCCCGTCCTCAGTGATCGGAGACGTGTCGCAGGTGCCGACTACCTGCCAGCCAGCTTCGAAGTGTGGGAGGACCGCCTGTAGCCAGCCGTCGTGGAAGACCACGTCATCAGCGGTAGGGAGGATCAGCTCCTCATCGGCGCTGGCCGCATGTCCGGCATTTGACTTCTCGGGATAGGTACCGTCACACAGGACCGACGTGAAGTCGAAGCCCGGCATCTTGTCGATGACATCCCGGGTCTCCTGGTCGTCCTGGTCGACCACGAAGTACACCCGGTAGCGGAATTCGGTGGTCTGTCGAAGATTGGTTAGAAGCGGCTGGAGGGCATGGGGCCTTCCCAGGGTCGGAATCAATATGGCGACGTTCACGACACGCCCTCATCCACTTCAAGGGGGAACGAGAAGTCCATGTCGACCGGCGCCCGCGTCTCGGTGAAGGGCGACTCAAGGGCCACGCTCTTCGCAGAGGAAAGACCGGCCGCACTCCGCACAACTCGCCGCTCATTCGGGGTGAGTTCAAGGTTCGTCGGGCCGTTGGCGCGGTAGCTGATCGAGTACTCGCCGAGCTGCTCACGAGCGATTCCGTCGCCGGCCTGAAACTCCCTGCGCACCGCTGCAACGCAGGTGAAGATGACCGAGCGAGGCACGCCAACTTTCTCGTCGGTGATCCACTCTGCATCCGATCCCGAAACAGCCCGAAGGATCAGGTCGGAGGCATCTCCGAGCAGCGTGTCGACCATCGAAGCCTCATCCTCGGATAGCTCTCCGAAGCGGGCTTCGTAGTCAGGGTGTTTAGCGAGCGTTCGCATCAGCGTGGACGCAGGAGAGGGGCCGACCGTGACGGCCGACCCCTCTGTCTGCTTGGGCTCCTTACGAGCCCGCCGTGAACGCGATCTCGACAGCGCGAACGTTCTCTTCGCGCAGCTCGCCGAAGTCCTCGCTCTCGGTGTCGAAGACCCGGCCATCCTCCACCGAAGAAGCACCGGCGAACGAGGAGTAGACCGAGCGATCACGCAGGTAGTCCGAGTCGTAGTCCCGGATCCAGCGCAGCGCGAGTCCGGCGTAGTCCATCTGGGCACCGGCTTTGGCGCCATCCGGCACTACGGGAGCGACGTTGCCCAGGACGAACGCGGTCGGGTGGAAAGCCACCGCGAAGTCCGGGTCGATCGAGTTGCAGTTCCCGATCACCTCGAACCCGGCGATCCGCCCGATCACCGCACGCCGAAGCGCGTCATCCGAGCCGGAGCGATCGACGTCCTGGAGGGTGCCCGAGTTGAGGGCTGCCTCCTCGACGTTCGCACCGAGCAGGATTTTGCGCCCGGAGTTCGGAACGTTCTCGAGGTTCAGCCACTTGTTCGCAGCGTTGGCTGCGCGCTGGAACGAGCGGTCGTTGTCGTTGTCGGGATCGGGCTCATACGTGACCGTATGCGCGTATTTCGCATCGGATTCCATCGCTTTGGCGATGTAGCCCTCCAGCATGTACGCGACGGCTTCGATCTGAGGCCGCGCAACCTGGTAGCCCCAGTTGTCGATGTCGAGCGTCAGCTCCTCATCGGTGACCCCCACGGCGTTGTAGACGTGTTTGTCGAGTTTGATATCGATGACCGTCTCGCTGAGGTCATCGACCACGATTTTCTGGTTGCGGGTACGCCATTCGTACTCGCGCCCTTTCAGAACCGAGGGAATGCGGATGTTGATCGTGTCGTCCTTGGCGCCTTTGAAATCGCCGACGCCGAGGCGCTGGACGAGGCGGGGCAGAACGATGTCATCGCGGAGCAGGCCAAGAGCCTGTTCGATAATTTTCTCTGCTTTCAGGAAATCATTAGGCACGGTGGTACCTCCCGTTCATTTCGGGTTGCATGGACCGCGCTCCGACCACCGTGCCAGGGGGTCGTGCGGCGGGCGCTACCAGTCGCGCGGAACGCTTGCCGCGAGCTCTTTAGGCCCGCGAACATCCGGCTCTGCGCTGGGGGCGGCACCCGGCCGCAGTCGCTCTTTCGGGCGACGCTGGGAGGTGGACTCCTGGTCCTTCTCCTCTTCTTCCTTCTCGTCCTCCTCAGCCTCTTTGGGCTGGAAGTCGGCGAGCAGCTCATCGGCGTCTGCCTCGAGCTCCTCCTCGGTCTCACCGACCAGGCGCTTGGCCTGCGTCTCGGTCAGACCTTTTTTCAAGGCCACACGTAGTCGAGCAGCCTCCTGCTCGGCCTTGGTCGCGCGGCCCTCAAGGGTCGCCGCTTTCTCGTTGAGCTTCTCGCTCTCCGATTTCTGAGCGTCCTCAAGCTGGTCGTATTTTTTTGCCTTCTCCTCAGCCTCTTTCAGGCGTTTGCGGAGACTTGCCGCCTCGCGATTCTTCTTCGTGAGATCAGCCTTGGCGCGGGCTTCGTCCCAAGGCGTGTCGCCCGTCTCCTCGTCGCCGGGCTCTTCGGCCTCGGCCTCCGGCGTCTCCGGGTTCTCCTCGATTTCCGGCTTCTCGGCCGGTTTCTCGTCCTTTTTGGACATGCATCCCTCCGGGGGTGTCGTATTGCCGCCTCCTGGGGCGGATTGCTAAACCGCTTCGCCTTGGTGATTCAGGTAGCGGCGAAAAGCGTTCAAAAGGTCGTTGGAGGTGCCGCGGCGCAGCTCACGGGCTTGTCGTGCCTCGCGCACGGAGCGGTCATAGAGCGCCTTGAACTCCCGGCCCCTTGCGGGCCAGTCGGCGCCCTTGTAGAAGGGCATCGCGGCACACGTACAGTGGTCGTGGGCCTCAAAATCCACCGTCTCTTCCTTGTAGACGGGGCCTCTCGAGGCAAGCAAGGCGCAGAAGGGGCAAGGGTTGCCATCGGTGACCCGCCCCCAGCCCAACGCCTCCTTGTCCTCAGCGACGGAGCGCACCAACGTCTCGCGGCCCCCGGTGAGCACCTGGCGGGTGATCGACCCCGAGGTCCGAGTCAGCGCGGCTCGCCGGGCGTCCTCGGGCGAGCGGCCCGCCCGCAGAGCATCAGCTACGGAATCCCGGCCAGTGACCACAAGGCCCGAGAGCACCTTGCTCTCGTCAATGGGGCCTGCGGGTCGGATCGCTGCTTCGCCTGCCACCTGCTCAGCGAGACGAAAGCTCTGGAAATAGGAGCTGGCGAGAGTCGCTGAGAGACCGTGGTAGGCGCGAACCAGGACGATCGCCGCCGCAGCCATCTGGTTGAAGGACTCCTCATCCCCATTCCAGATGGGCCACAGCCGCAGGTAGTCGCGCAGCGCCCGGGCGCGGACCTGGATCTGGGCGGTGTGGTGCTGCTCGGTGAGCAGCCGCCCTGCCTCCGTGCGCGCCATCTATGCGACCCCTGCCAGGTCTCCTGCCTGCCGATCCAGTAGCGCTGCGAGGTCGCCGAAGGCGCTGCCGCTTTGGGCGGTTTTCTTCCAGCGGTCCACGTCGTCTTTGGTGACCCCGGGGATCCGCTCCCACAGTTCCTCGGGCGGGACGTTCAGCATCTGAGCGAGCTTGCCGAGCCCATCGACGGTAGCTGCGAAGGCGCGGGCCGACGTATCGCGCCAGACGACCTGGCCGTTGAGAGGGACGTCGATCTGGGGCGATGAGGCTCGCCCGACAAGCCACAGCATCTGCTCGTGCGACTCGCCCATCCCCGTCTGCCGCTCGTTGACCTTGCGATCCTTGCCCGCCTCGGCCGCGGCGAGAGCCTCGGCCGAGAGATTGATCAGAGATCCGGTCAGCTCATGAACAGGCGTCTGCGAGAGGGTCGCTGCGTGGCGCAGGGAGGACTCGCGGGATTCGAGGAAGCCCTTGACGTCGGTCTGCTCGAACTCACCGACACTGATTTCGCTGGGGTCCTCGTCGAAGGTCCAGACGCGCGCCGCTGAGGCTTTGAGCTTGTCGGCCTCGCCGTCAGCAACCCATCCGAGGATGTAGCGCTGGCGGAACGCGCCGTAGTGCTGCGCGATCTGCAAGTCGAAGGTCGTCAGGTCGATCTGGTCCTGAAGCGGCATTAACGGGGACACCTGGCCCCGCACCGGAAGATCGGCCGCGCCGTTTTCGGCCTCTACTTCGTCCTCGTCATCGAGGTCTTCTTCATCGAGGTAGCGCACGATCGGCGTGACTTCTAGGCCGTGCTCTTTCGTGTCGATGACGGTGATCTCAAGCGAGTCATCTCCCGAGTACAGCGGCGACTTCGCTTTGATCTCCGCGTAGTAAAAGGCTTCGTCGTCGTAAAGCTTCCAGAGTCCGTTCCCCAGCTTCTCCAGTCCCCAGATCGGCCATTCGGGATCCTCGCCGTAGAGCACGGTGAGACTTCGGGGAGAGACCCCCCTGATGACAGGATCAGGATCTCCCGGCACGACCACGCCATAGGAGGCTCCGAAGCCGAACCCGGCTCGGTGGATTCCCGACTGCCGTTTGTCCATGCGGTTTGCCTGCCAGACCTCCCAGACCTGCAGGTCGTCCGCGCTTTCGTTTGCTCGGAAGCCGTCTACAAACAGCGACTGCACCAAGCTGTTGACGACGATCGGCATCACGTTCACCCGCGAGCTCTGCGACATGACGTGAACCTCGTTGGGCGCTGAGCTCGGGATCACGGCCGGCAGGGCTTGCCGCCCCTTCCAGTAGCGGCGAATCCGGTCGAGCTGTAGTCGTTCGGCAAGGTGATACCCGTGGAGAAGGCGCACCTGCTCGACAACCTGCTTGGAGTTCAGCGGCACCTCTCACCTCCCTCAGGGAATGAACACGGCCTTGCCGGAGCGCTTGCGCCGGCGCTTGTCGCTGTTGAGCACCAGCCGTCGCCCGAGTCGGGCTCCAACGGAGGAGACCGCGTAGTCGACACGTTTGGTGCTCGAGCGAGACTGCTTCCCGATGGAGATCCCGAATTGATTCGGGCGCCTGCGGGCGTTGTGGAGGTGCTGGCGCAACATCGGGTCGCCGTCCCAGCTAAAGCCAGAGCCTTCTTCGATCGCCTGTGCCGTCAGTTCGGCCTCTTCGGTGATCTGCCGGACGCGCTCACGGCCGCCGGGCGTTGAGAAGCGCATGTCGAAGGACACGGCCGACCCCCGCTTCTCGCCGGGAGTCGCCCAGAGGAACACCTCGCGCCTGTACCGGCGGTGCCACTCGTCAACCAGGTCACCCCAGTAGGCGGCCTCGGTCTCATCGTCCTTCGCGGGCGACGGATCGACACCGAACCAGACGATGTCCCATCGCTCGAAAGCGGCCGCCACTTCGACGTCGACCTCGTCGCGAGGAGCAAGCCACCCGCTGCCGCGTTCTCCCTTCGGGGCCTGCCAGCCGCCTAGAGCGATGACGTGACCATCGGAGACCCTGCACCCGCTGAAGGTGGTCGCGTCTTCGGACTTCGAGCAGTCGAGGAAGAGAGCAAGCTCCTCCCTGTCCATGACCACGATGTTGGGGAGGGCGAGCTTGTCGACGTTTCGCGGCTCGACCCAAGCGTCCTCTGCCGTAGGCAGCGAGGAGAAGTAGAAGCGCACCGATTCCGAGAGCGAGATGCGCGGGTCCTGCGCCTCGTCTCGAATCCGTTCCAGATCCGTCCAAGGCGAATCGGCGTACGCGGCTTCGAGGCCGCGCATGAGGTCTCCCTCGTCATGGATCGAGAGGTCGGGCGGCGCCTCGCGCGAGTCGTAGAGGATGTCCTGCCGGCGGGTTTTGCCCGAGACTTGAGCCTGCCAGGCCTCGTAGGAGTCCTCAGCCACCGAGTTTTCACCCGGCATGTGGGTGTTCGTGTACTCCAGCAGACGGGCTAGGCCACCCGGAGACTTGCCGACGTTGCGCCGAGCGACCCCGGCCAAACTCTGGCCTCCCGAGGACTCGGTCATGTGGTGGGACTCGTTGAGGAAGATCTCCGTTGCGGGATCACCCTCGCTCGATGCCTCTGAGCGGGTCAGAACCTCTATTCGCGACCCGGTGTCGAGCTGGGTTCGCTGGATGCCCTTGTCGAAGCCGAAGTGTTCGGCCATCTCCCGGCCGACCATCGCGTTGGCGACCCGGAGCGGATCCTTCGCCTGTCCTTCGGAGTTGGCGGCGATCTGCACCAAGGCCAAGCGATGAGGAACGCCGATCCAGCGTCCCTCTTCCTCATCCCACTCCGGCCGGGTCGGCCCGCACAGCGCGGCGAGTGCCATCGCGGCAAGCAGAGGATCCTTGCCGGTTCCCTTGGCGCCGCGTTTGACGCCGGAGCGATACAGCCACTTCGGGCGCTCGGGAGTGGAGACCGGATCAAGGGCGTACCAGAGGTGCAGAAACCGGACCTGCCCTCGGGTGAACCGCCAAGTCTCCCCAGTCAGGTGGTGGGTCAGTCCCCACGGGTTGTCCGGGTGCCGGCCCTCGCACCAGTCGACAATTTCCGGCGCGATGCTGATGACCGATGCAGGATCCTCCGGCCACGGCAGCGAGAGCCACGCTCCGGTCCCTGGCTCTACGTAGTAACCGGGTAGAAGCTCCTCAGCCGAGGCGAGTGCGGTAGTCATCGAGTTGCGCTACTCCTGCTGCCTCGTCACCCGCCTTATGCAGCAGCGATTGAAGGGCGGCCTTCTTGGCCTTCGGGCTGAAGGGCACACCGCGCTTCTTCAGCTCGGCCTTCAGCTCTTTGACGTTGAGCTCGCCGCCTGGGAGGTCGGGTTGATCCGCAGGATCAGCGATTACCCAGCGGAGATCGCCAAGCGCTTTCGGGTTCAGCCCGAGCCGGTTATCCAGCTCGCGCATCTCCTTCATGACGCTGACCCGGCCGCCGGCGAGACCCTTCAGCTTTTTGAACGTCAGGGTGAGCTGCGTCAGCCGGTTCTTGAAGTTGAGCGGATCGTCCTCGGCAACTGCCTCGGCGATCATGTCGTCAATGACGAAGGTCAGGCGATCGGCCTCGTCTAGTGCCGCAAGGTCGTCCTCGAGCACCGCCCGGCGAGCAACGAAGAAGAGGGAGCCGTCATCCCATTTGCTCGCCTGCGGAAGTGCCCACGCCCACTCCCAGAACGCAGAGCCGGCGATCCCGAGCTCGTAGGCCTCTGGAACCTCTGGCGGCGGGCCGATCCGAGGGGTGAGCTCGGCGGCTTCGATGGTTGGCTTGTTCCGACGCCGACTGTTCGGGTTCGGTAGAGGGCCACGTGGCATTTGAGAGCCTCCTGGACTCGGTCCGGCACCGGGCCGGCAGCGGGCGCGACGAAGATCAGAAAACCCGTACAGGATGGGAGGGGCTAAATCCCCGGTTTTGATCCTGTATGGAGGGGGAGCACCCCCCCACCCCTATATGGCATCGACACCTTCGCGCCCTTGCGGACGTTGCATCGCAGGTGGGCGAGCTGCACGTTGTCCGGGTCATGCGGACCACCGAGGCTGAGCGGAAGGATGTGGTCGAGGCTGGGGCTCAGCGGGTCGGGCCAAATCAGGCCGTGATCCACGTGCCCTTCGCAGATCCCGCAGGTCCAGTCATCGCGACTGGCGATCTCGGTCAGCAGCACGGGCCGCCCAGTTGAAGCGCCCTTCTTGATGGCCTTGCGGCGGTGGTAGCCGTCGCGGCGCTGGTCGTCCCAGACGTGCGGCTGGCGGTTCTGGCAGTAGTCGGGATCCTGCTGGCGTCGCTTCGCCATGTACTCGCGCAGTCGCTCGCGCATCGGGTCACCGCAGTGAGGGCAGGGCTGCTGAACGGCCGCCGTGTTCAGTGCGGCAAGCCCGAGTGCGAGCGGGCCTACCAGCTTGTGGATCCTCGCGGCCTCCCTGCGCTGGCGCTGCCTCTCTCGCCACTCGTCAAAGCGTCCGTCCTGCTTGGCTCGTACGTCGCCTGCCCTTGCCCTGCAGGTACTGGAGCAGTAGCGGGCCGCAGGTCCACGCGACTTACGCGGGAACTGCTCAGCTGCTTGGTGGCTACGGGCCGAACCAACCTTCAGTTCACGACGGCGGGTCGAGAGAGCGGATGACGGCCTCGCTGGTACCTCGCAGCCCACTGAGATCCATGCCGCACACGTCTTCCGCGTAGTCGTGGACCTGCTTGGCGAACTGCTCCTGCTCATCGGGGTCTTGGCTGGCACGGATGCTCCGGACAACCGACGAGCCGAGTTCCAACACGAAGGCGCTGGAGCTGCCGTCCTGCCAGCGAACCGACACACTCATCGTTCCGCCTTGAGCACGCTTGTCTTCGACCGAGTCGACCACGCCGCTGCCGAGGTCCGCATGACGAACGTGCTCGACTACCGTTCCTTGAGAAATCACTGCGCCTGCTTCGTCTTTGATCACGATCCGGCGCTCCCAGGCTTCGTCCGCTTCCTCGTGCTCCCTTGCTTCAAGCGCGTCGTGGTGATCGACGTCGAGGACTTCCTGCTGGCGGCGCATCTCCCAAAGCTTCCGTTCGGTGTCGCCCATCTCAGCCACCAAGACGCTCCCTTGCACCTTGGGCACGGGCAACTTCGTCGGGCGTGGCGAGCAGGAATGAGGGCAGATACCGCGCCACTCGACCGGGGATCACCATGGATCCCGCGATAGCCAGGCTCAGGTCGTAAGAGAGGTTCTTCTGGAAGGTGATCGTGTCGACGGTGTCGGCCTGAAGGGTCTCCTGGTGGACCCCGACCTCGTCTGCGGCTACTACGTGTTCAGCCATCGGGAGTCCTTTCAGTCGATCAGGCCGGGGTGCTGGTCTGCCGGCCGGCGTCTCTGTGGTCGCCTGCTTCCAGTCGCCCGGTTACAACTCCGGTGCTCTGCTCCTCGGTAACGAGAGCGATCGTCGTCGTCGTGACCTAGATCCCACTCTCCATCGGGTGCGATCCAGGCTTCCTCTTTGGTCTTGCCTTCTGAGAGGCAGCGCCAGCAGTAGGCGGTTCCTGCTATAACCTCTCGAGCGACCTTCTTGCGAAGCTGCTGGTGAGCGTGACCATAGCCTCGCTGGGTGGAGGTGGGCCGGCCCACTGCTCAGGCCTTGCAGCGATGGGTGCCGTACGGGGATTCGCCGTGCTCGCCGTGCGTCGAGATGACGTGGGCGATCCGGTTGACCAGCTCCTCCTCATCTGCGATGCGGCCTTGCTCGTAGGCGTGGAAGACAGGTGGGGGAACGTAGTCCCGAAGCACCTCGGCGTGTCCGAGGACTCGGTCGAGCAACGGGTGCAGCAGCTCGTGGACGATGATCCGGTCGATCTGATCGGCGTCGAAGGTGAGAACTTCTGGCTTGACGTACAGCCGTGCCTCGGCGATCGTCGGGTCACTCCCGCTGCACGCGACCCAGTCGTCTTGGCCATGAGCATGGTGGCTGCGGATGTTGCCTTCCGGCTCTTCGAAGAAGAGGGCGACTCGCCACTCGGGCATCAACAGCCGACGCCATAGCTCGACCCGCTCGGTGAACGCCTTGCGCTTCATGCTGCCTCGAAGACGGGGGTGCCGCGTTCGCCTACGAACCACAGACGATCCGCGGGGACCGGGTTGTAGAGCTTTACCTCTTGGATCTCCGGGCCGAAGTCAGACCGGATGCGAAGGTCGTCGTGCTCGGCGAGGCGTACCTGCCACAGATCCCAGTCGTCGCATTCGTGCCAGTCCATCGCCCCGCTGAGTGACCAGCCTTTTGCTGGATCGGGGCTCAGGGAGAGGTACGGGGAGACCAAGGTCTCGTCAGAGCAGACGGTCGGTGCTTGGTAGGGCTTTAGCCCCTCGCTGCGGATCGACTTACGACGAGCCGTAGGTGCCCAGTGGTAGAGCGCCGGGAGGATCACCCGAGCACCTTCCTCTTCATCGCCACCACCGCTCTCCGATGTACTGGGAGAGGTCTGCAGTACTCCCGTACCAAGACGATGGCTCCAAGGGATGCCGCTGCTACTGAGAGGAGGGTGTAGTCGAGGCGGTCGAAGGTCACAGGAGCGCCCGATCAACCGCTGGCCAGAAGGCTTGAACTCTCCACTCGACGTCACTGCCGGGTAAAGCCGGGGAGGTCGGCGTCAGGTCGACTCCAATCTCAGCGGCTATTGCGGCATAGCTGGGCGACGGGTCGGCATCCCACGCTTGCTGTTGCTCGGGAGTCAAGCCGCAGCACCGATTCCGCCGCCACTTCGCCTCTAGCTTCTGCCGGTAGGTGAAGTGATCGGGGATGCCGTTGAGCGTCTTGACGGGGAGCCGCCGGCGAGCCTTGTCCTTTACTGGCATCTGCTGCCGTCCTTTCCTTGCGAAGATCGCCGGTCGCGGGTGCTGCACCCCCACCGGCTCATGCCTCTGCGGTCATGCGATGCCCGGCCTTACCCGCTGCTTGGCTCGGGCGCCCTGTCGTTGAAGTGCGGGGAGGGCGATTTGGAAATGAAGCGGCCACCGGCCTGCCCGTTGGAGACATCGCTGCCTTGATCCAACGACTTGCGAGGTCGCGGTGGTCCATAGCGGTGGCGAGAGTCGAACTCGCTTCTTCGGCTTATGAGGCCGACGACTTACCCTTTGTCCTCACCGCAGCGAAGTTGGCCCACCGTGACCGCATCGCATGAGGTTCGGGCTGCAGACCCTTGCCTCCTCCGCTCCCAGCGGGGAAAGAGCGGAACACCCGTGCACAGGTGCCGGACCGGGGGCGGGCTGCGCACAGACGCAGGAGCGACCCGGAGCGCGAGAAGAGTGACCGTGGGCCGGTACCGACCCGAATCTCACTGCGGCAGCGGAGAGACAGGGACTCGAACCCCGAAGGCGGATGAACCGCCCTACGCGCTTAGCGGGCGCGCTCCTCGTCCGGCCGGACTCTCTCCAGGGTTGTGAAGCTCGCGTTCGTATCGACGCTGGGCCCGTTCTGCCGCAAGCTCAGCGAGGCGACCGCTCTTGCCCTTGGCACGATCCTTTTCCGACTGCTTCGCGTACCCCCGGGCGTGCGCCTCGTGGCGGTTCAGGCGCTCGACCTGGGAGTTGCGCTCGGCCAGCGTCTTTGCCGGCGGCGCGGGCTTCAGCTTGGACAGCTTCTTGGCCACGCATTGCAGCTGTCGGTCAATGAACCGAACGGTGCTTGCCCTGTTGGCTCCCGCCGCTGCCTGACGACGACGCTGTAGCTCGGTGCGGGTGCCTTCAAGGTGCTTGCGTTCGATCTCCCGCGCACCGTCGTACTGAGCGTGGCAGGCGGGGCAGGCGGGGCAGAGATCCGAAAGCCGCTCATCGCCAACGCGCTCGTACGTGCGGTGGGTGGAGCGAAAGCGGGCCATCTGTGGTGCCGCAGAGAGCGCAGTCCTTCAGCGTCTCCGGATCGTTCCAGTAGGCGGCCCGCTTTCTCTTTCCAGGTCGCGGAGTGCAGGTACGCCTCGTAGGTGCGAAAGCCGAGGCGGTGCAACCGCGCTTCCCGTGCCTCGCGTCGAGCCTGCGCCCTGATGTAAGAGTCCCCGACTTGGTGCTCCAGCAAGCTCGTGTGTGAAGTCCCTGAAGGCATGGCCGATTCAGAGACCCGAGCTAGGCGCGACCGCTTCTCGGTCGGTTCGGCAGGGCTGCGCCAAGTATAGGTCTCCAGCGGACAGCATCTATTGCTCGGCCTTCTGGGCGTGCTTTTCGGCGGCCTTCAGCTTCCGTTCCAGAACTTTGACCGTTGACCGTTGATGCTTTTTCCGGGCCTCGTTGAGGCGTTCCTCGAGCCTGAAGCGCGATGCCCGCACCCGACCTTTGCTCTGAGCCATGGCATTTTTCATCGCCGCCTCTCGATGCAGCCGGGAGTGCAGCTTGTCCTCCAGCACGTCGCCAGCGTCGAAGGTGTCCTCGCTCTGGGTGTAGGCCCCGTCTAGTCGAGCCTGCTCCTCAGTGGTCGGGTCGACCGGAACGCCGAAGCCGTGCTCGTCTGACTTCGGTTTGGAGCTGCCGCTGACGATCGGCTTCAGGTAGAAGCTGCGGAAGTCCTCGATGACGACGGTGGTGCGGTAGCCGTCGTCAATCTCTTTGACCGCCTCCACGATCGCGGTGATCTTGTCGGTGATCGGGAGGCGGTCGCCCTTCTCCCACGCCGGCTCGAAGGGGCGGACGACGGCGACGATGCGGCCGCGAGAGAGATCCCGGCGCTCCCGCCGCGTCAGTTTCTCGGCGAAGTGATCCCAGTACTCCTTGGCCTCGACCTTGTACCGCTCCTTAGCGGCTTTGAAGTCCTCTTTGCGCTGCTCGTAGGCGGGCCACTGCACAGCGATCCAACCGATCGAGCCGGTTGGGGGATTCGGCTTGGTGGGGAAGGCGGGCGGGTCGGGGATCTGGGCCTCGTCACGGAACTCGCCAACGGGTACGGCTCCACGGATGACGACCTCTCCCGTCTCTGGATCGGGTCGGGTCCACTTAACCTTGCCCTTGTCCGGGAGGCCGTCGAAGGTCGGGGGCGGGAAGTGCGGCTCCGGCTTGGTGGTGGTTCCGCTCATGGTCTCCCTGCTCTCGATAGCTCATCGGGGTTGTAGCGGCAGATCCCTGCTCCGCATTTGGGGCAGTGGCGCTCGAACTGGCCGATCACGGCACCCGCACCTCCCTCTCCTTCCCGACCTTCAAAAGCTCGATGCGGTCGATGTCCGAGGGTTGTCCGGCCTCACGTAGGAGCGCTTCTGCTTTGGTCCTTGCTTTTAGGCTGACGTGAGCCTCCACAAGCACGGTGACCACTGGGCCTTCGCCTACATGGGCTGCCCACAATCCCGGCCCTACGTCGGTGCCGAGCTGGCGAGAGAGTGCGTCTGAAGGATCGTCAGGTACGACGCTCCACGATTTGCTGCAGTTGTCGCAGATGAACGTCTGGGGGTCACCGCTCTGCCAAGAGGCGATTGCGGTGTAGGAGTGGCCGTGACGAACGCACTCGGCTGCTCTGACGCGCTGCACTTCCTCAAGGGTGGGGCTGCCTAGATCGCTCACTGATCGACCGCCTCGGCAAGGTCAGCGAGGCACCTGATCCGAACCGTGCCAGGTACCTCGATCTGGTCAGCGTGGTCTACATCGGGAGGCCAGCTATAGCGGCCTCGGTCTCTTCCGGAGCGCCATCCGAGGAAGAGATTGCGACCGGGAGGGCCGGGGTGCTCGCACCAGACGACCCCGGCGAGAAAGGTCAGCCCCTCGATCTTGAAGCGCCAAAGGAAGGACTCGCCCTCGCCGGCAACCGCCTCAAGCCCTTCGATCTCGCCCGGCTCGCACTCCAGCGTTGAGGTGACCCAGCTGACCACCTGCTCTCGGTCGCGGTCGCGGTGAAACTGTGCGTAGCCATCTTCGGAGGCCCGGCGGGCTCCCAAGGCTTGGTGAGCGCGGCTTAGGAGGCTCAC